ATGAAAGAAAGTGTGGTAAAGAGCATGCGCATTAAAGTGGAAGGGAAAAATGAAGTATTAAATAATTTAGAAAAAGCAGAAAGGCTTATAGATCAAGCAAGAGATATTCTTTATCGCACTCCTACACAGATAAAAGTAGTTGTGGAAGAGTGCGATGAAGAAGAAAAAATTACTTGTTCTCAAGATACTCGATAATTCCAGACAGAACATAATGATTTTGTTGAGCAATAGAATCAAGAATGGATTTTGTACCAAAATCAATAGTGGAAGAACTTATGTTTTCCTGAATTTCTCGGCTGGATTCGTTTAATAATTCTCGTAATTGAGAGATGTCAGAAATATGATCCATTTACGTTATCTCCTTTCATAATACTCGGCATTGGCAGATGCCTGTATTAACAGTATAGGAGACAAAAGGGTAAAAGACAACAGATGTGAAGGTAAAGATTTCCATCTTGTAGACAACTGCATGTATGTACGGAAAAAAGGATTCCCCGTAACTATCGTTGGATGATAATCACGGGGAGAGACTATTACATATCGTGGTCTTCTAGAAATCTAACAATTTCAAAAATGCACACAATACATTCTAGAATTATTTGGATTAATTCCCTTAAGTCTCACCTCCTTTTGCGGAGGTATCCTTAAGATTGTTACTCCTCGGCAACTCCTTTCCAGCCATTTATGACCTTTAGAAAATTATCTAAGTGTAACAAGGTTATTGTAACAGATATATATGCAGTTGTCTATAAAAGTAGAAAAGGAGGGAATTATGATACTTAAAAAAATTTTAAAGCTGGCAGAGAAGAACAACATCTCAATCAGTTGTCTTGAGAAAACTCTGGGCTTTGGAAACGGAACAATTAAGAAGTGGGGAGAATCGTCTCCAAGTGTGGATAAGCTGAAAAAGGTAGCAGATTACTTCGGCGTATCAGTGGATTATTTTCTTGAGTAGAAAGCGAGGCGAGGAAGATAAACATACAGGAAGCAGTAAAACAGACAGTGGAAGAAAGAAAATACATAACATTGCCAGAGTTTGCAGGTGGGGCGAAAATCAAGCCAACAAACGGGCGAGGAAATTGTATTGTAATGAATGCTGATGGAAGTAGTCCATCAAAATCCGGATGGCAACCATCAGCAGATGAATTGATGAGAGACGACTGGTTAATAGTTGATTAAAGCCATGATCGTATCTCTTTGATAAAAGAGTAGCCTTTTCTTAAAAGTGTATCTTCTTCAACAGAGCAGATGGCGTTTGGAAGTAAAGTGGTTTCGTAAGCAACATCATCAGCTTTAAACACATGGACAAGCCCATCTTCATCCAGTGCAAACAAAGCATCAGAAATAAAATCGTCATCAAGTTCTGGATAAAGAGACTTGAAAGATTCAAAAAGAAAGAGGTGAGAACATGAATACTGCAATCGCACAGAAAGAAACATTAAAAACTGCAGAAATTGCAAAGATTACCGGTTGCTCCGTGAATGAAGTACGATACCGCATGAGACATAACATCTGGACATTTGGAGTCGTGCGGAAGACCGGGGCAGTAAAGAAACACTATGAAGCTACTATTTCCGAAGTGGCTGAGTTCTTCAGACTGAGCCGGGAGGAAGTGATCAGGAGGTTAAACGATGGGAAATAAGAGATTAACCATACAAAGAGTTGATCAATTCATCAGGCTCCTGGGCGCAACTGAAAGAGTGAACGGGTATGCAGAACAGCAGAAGCAGCATGCGATTGCCTGTTTAAATAATTATTGCAGGGAGTTGGAGTATCAAAATAGAAAATCAGTAAAAATCAAAGGAGAAACAGATGGACCAAAGGATCTTGAACATGACAGCAGGACAAGTTCTGGAATACGGAGCACTTGTCATCAGGAGGGATGAACTGAGGCAGCTTCAGGAAAATGAAGAAGTAACTGCAGAATTGAATCTGATAGAGGAGAGGATCAAAGAACTTGGATTTGAATGAAGAGAAGGAGAGGAAACAGATATGGATCATTCGCTGGCAATCCGGAAAGATCCGGAGCGAGTATGGGACGTACCAGGAAGCGAAACAGGTAGCAGAAGAAATCGGAGAAGAGTACATCATCGTATGAGTTTTAGGAAGAGAAGACAGCTTCGGTACGCAGAGGAATTGCTGCGGATCCTGGAAGCAGCATTCGGAATCTGTGCGGTCATGCTGATGGGAACCGGATCCTTATGGATAGGGATGATCATCATGACAGCAGGATTGGAACTTAGCTGCAGGTACATAGAAAAAAGCGTAAAAAATTAGTGCACCTGCCGCAAACAGATGCACCGGATATTTTGCCAATACAAACAAAATAAAAACCCATTTATATTGTACACCTGTATTGGCAAAATGTCAAAGAAAATGAGAGCAAAAAGCTCCCGTTTTTCACTTGATAAGAATATTAAACTTAGGAGCAAAACAGGATGTATAAACGAAAGAGTTATGACCTGGGAGACATCAGAGAAGTGATGGAGTATCACAATGGGAGATATGGTGCTCCGGGAATGCCGAGAATGAAAAAGAAGAAAGCCACACCGGAGCAGATCAGGAAAGTGAATCAGTGGAATAAAGAACGGCAGTGCTGGAGAAAGATGAAGCTGAACTTTCAGGATAATGACTACTGGGTGACATTGACTTATAAGCCGGAGAACAGGCCAGAAGATATGGAGAAAGCAGCAAAAGACATCAGGAAGTGGCTCAATAAAGTACGGACACAATACAAGAAACGGGGAGCAGAACTGAAATGGATGCTGCATACCGAGATTGGAAGCCGGGGTGGTGTTCATCATCATCTGGTCATCAACCGGATTCCGGATGCAGATTTGATTATGCGAAAGGTATGGGACAAGGGTGGAGTCCACATGGATTTAATGTATGACGAGGGTGGGTTTCGAAAACTGGCCGAGTATTTAAGTAAAACGCCGGATGAAGAAAACAAACTGAGAGAGAGCCGGTACTCCTGCAGCAGAAATCTGAAGATTCCGGTTGCGGAAGTAAAGACATATAAAAGAAAAACATGGAGTGACGAGCCGAAACCGCCAAAAGGCTATTATCTTGACAAAGAAACATACCATGAAGGAATCAATCCGGTAACAGGATACAAATACCGAAGATACATCCTGATCCGTTTGAACAGGAGAATTTGATATGAAAGCATTGAATATTTACATACGGACAAGTCTGACGGGGCCATGTATCAAAGATGGGTGCTGGGCGGCTGCAATCGAATATCAGACAAGGAAAGGTCCGGCAGTCAAAGGAATATGTGGGGCGGAGAAAGAGACAACGTATTATCGCCTGGTACTGCTTGGAATCGTAGAATCCTTAAAAACACTAAATACGGCATGCCATGTGACCTTATATACAGACTGTATTTTTATCAAGAATATGATTGAAAACGGAAAACCGGAGCAGTGGAAACGGTCAGAGTGGAGAAAGCCATCTGGAAAGGGTATCAAGAATCCAGAATTATGGCAGCAGTATCAGGAACTGGCAGAACGGCATGAAATAACCGTCAGATTTAGTAAACATCACGATTACGTGGAAAATTTAGAGGGATTACTGGAGGAAAAACAGAATGTTTGATGTATTTGGAAATTTTGATTCTGTGGAGGAATTGAATGCGTGTGCAAAAGGATTATTAGAGGAACAGGATCTGGAGCATTTAAAAGTACTGGCAGAGGAAAATGGGATTCCGGATGGAATCCGGGAAGTGTATGAGCAGCATTTATCAGAAGAGCTGGTAGATTTAGTAAATGCGGCCATTGGAAAGCTGCAGGTCGAGCTAAAAGAGGAAACAGACGGGATGCCGGCAGGAGAGATCGTCTCGTATCTGTCTATGAGATGTTTTGAAAAAGAAGCTCTGGCCAGAGCTATAAGAAGAAAGAACCGGACACTCAAAGAGTGCCTGCAGAATATCCGAAAAGAAGCGGAAAAAAGAATCAAAGAAAGAAACGGGACGCAAGTGGTGCAAATGCCGGATCTGGAAGTATTTTCCATGGCAGAAGAATACTATCTGGAGGTGGAGAAATGAGACGAGGAGAGTTATTAAAGCTTCCAGAGTTAAAAGTAACGGAAACTATGCGAAAGACAGTCAGGGAAGATCAAGGACATCAGGTACTAAGATGTGGAAGACCACCTGTCTGGAGTGCAACATATTATTGGTTCTATCGTGCCAAGAAGACAGAAACGGTTTTAGAGATCGATGTATTTACAAGGGATATGATCTTGGCTGGCACAGCACATCCGGAATACCGGCTATTCCTTTTGGAAGAAAACAAGTACTACACCTATGACAATTTGTGTGAGAAGTGGAGAACTGCAAAAATAGATAACTTAAGCTACATGGAAGGATGTGAAGAGATACAACAAGGGTACTGGTACAGTAGCAGAAAAGTGTGGATACGAGAAGAGGACCGAAAACGGATCTCAGAATTTTGTCACAACGGAAAGGAAGAACCACGTGCAGCAATCGCAAGATGGCAAAGCTATAGTAAAGGACGAAAAGAGATTGATGAAATTGATTCTGAGATGGCGCTGGTGCCGGAACTGCCGAAAGATTTTGATGATTTTGTAGACAGGGAAGTCCTTCCCCAGTACTTGTTTTATGATGCCGGAAGAAAAGTAACAAAAGGGCATTGCACACATTGTGGAAGAGAAGTGAAAATCCGGAATCCACACTATGGAGACGCGGGAGAATGCCCATCCTGCAAGCATCCTGTTACCTACAGAAGCCGAAAGAAAGGCGGAAATGTCAATGCAAGAGGGTATGCAGGGCTCCTGCAGAAAACAAAAGAGGGATATGTATACCGATATTTTGAGTGCTATCGGAAATTCAGGAATGGACAAAAGGGAGATGGCGGGTACTGGGAGCTGATACGGATCACGTATGACCGGAATTTAAAAAAGATTCATGAATTTGAATATGAACAGTATAAGCAGACAGACTGGGTTCGATGGTGTTACAGGGTGGGCCGGTATTATGCGAAAGTGGTAGAAAATGAAGCGGTCCTATATAACCGGAATCTCAAACAGATCTTAAAAGGAACACCGTTTCAGTATTCTGCAATGGAATATTTTGTGAAACATGGGAAATATCGGGAAAAAATGTATTTGGATCAATATCTGGAGGGATACCGGCATATGCCTGGAATCGAACAGCTGGTAAAGTGTGGGTTTTACAGAATTGTCAAAGAAAAAATGCAGGGGTACAACACAGGAAACTTAAAGAAGAAAGAGAGGTCTTGTAAAAAGATACTGGGGCTAAACGGGGAATACTACCAGCTGTTGGCTGGAAAGAATCCAAGCACAAGGGAATACAACACCACTTATAAAATGCAGGAAAAGGGATTGCATCCAACATGGCAGCAGGTTCAGTTTTTTGCAAGGTTTCCGAGGAATTTCACCAGGTATATCCGGTATACCACCATTCACAAGATGGAACGGTACATCAAAGAAGTGTTAGGAGAAGATGAGAGACAAGCCGTGGATTATCACGATTATCTGAAGATGGCAGAGGAACTGGGGTACAACATGCGAGAGCCGTGGATCTTATTCCCGAAGAATTTGAAGCAGCGTCATGAAGAGTTGATTGAAGAGAGCAGAGAACGAGAAATAAAAGCCAAAGAAGATTTGGACAATAAAAAAGACAAAAAGTACGAGCAATACAGAAAACGGGACAGCTATCTGGAAATGGAAACAGAACAATTTTTATTGAGGCTTCCGAAACGGATCCATGAAATCCGGCAGGAGGGAAATGCCATGCATCATTGCGTTGCCACGTATATTGACCGGGTGGCCAAAGGGGAGACAACGATTCTGTTCCTGCGAAAGAAGCAGAATCCGGAAACACCGTTTTACACGATGGAGGTAAACAATGGAGCCATGATACAGTGCAGGGCAAAATATAACGGACCTATGACAGAGGAAGTGAAAGAATTTGTCGAGCTGTTCCAAAAAAAGAAGCTCAGGAGCACAGAAAGGAAAGCAGGATAGATGGAGGAATTACAGACAATCAGTACACTGCAGGGAGTAGAAATTGCATTACGAAAAGAACTGGAACATATAGCAGAGGGATACATTAAAGTCGGGTATCTCTTAAAAAAGACCAGAGATGCAGAGTTTTATAAAGAGAAGGGGTATGCAGATGTTTTTGAGTTTGCAAAGGAAACCTTCAATATCAGCAGGACGTGGGCAATTCGGTTCATGCAGATCAATGATACATACAGTATTGATGGGAACAGCCCGGAAATTCAGGAGAAATACCGGGGATATGGCAGCAGTAAGCTGTCTGAAATGTTGGCACTGCCGGAAGAAGTGCGGGAAGTGGTACCAAGAGATGCCACGGTACGGGAAATCCGGGAGGTAAAAGAAGTCATCCGGGAAACAGAAGATCGTTATTCGCCGCAGATGAGCCTGTGCGACATCGCACCAGAAGAACACCATGGAAGCTGGACGGAAACGTTAGTGTATGAATTTTTCAAAGGAGAGGGAAAAGGCTGCTTTGAAAAAATGGCTAAATGGATATGGGAAGACGAGCCAAAAGGAGAAAGTACGATTAACCGGGAGATCATGGGAATTGTAGCTCCAACAAAATTCCGAATGTTGCAAATGCCATCAGCAAATGCACTATTCAGTGAATTTCAGATTCGGATCATGCCATACAACGGCAGGGGAGAACCAGAAGAGATCAGCTATCTGGAGTTGGCCAAAACATTTGAACAGACCTTTTATCCGGAAGGCAGGAAGACTTCTGATTCAGAAGCCTATGAAAGAGTTTATCAGATGCCGCTGAGAGAAAAGAAAGAGAGGGAAGTCTTAAAGACGGAACCATTAAAGAAAAAGGCAGAACCTGCAAAAGCACAGGAAACTTTGGAAGAGCCAAAAGAAACAGAAGAACAGATTCCAGGACAGATGGAAGTGGAAGATTATCCGGAACTGATGCCAGATGCTCCGGTTATGAATCTTCCGGAAGAAGAAAAACAGGTACATGAGATCACAGAAGAGGTGGTCCAGGAAGGAGAAGTCATAGAAGACATCTTAAAATCCGGGGATCCGGAGAAAATCATGCAGCTTCTGAAGAAAGAATTTGCCTGGCCAAAAGGCGGATGGGACAACTGGAAAAAGAAAGTGATTACTTTATGAGTATTGATTATAGTGATATGGCGTTTCCTAAGCCGAAAAAGAAGAAAAAGAGAATCAGCCATCCGAAAAGCATTTTGAACACAGAAAAGGGCGTGTGCTATCTCTGTGCCAATCTGTATGGAGACTATCGGCAGCAGTATACCGAGGAACACCATGTATTGTTTGGATCCGGGATGAGAATTCTATCGGAAGCCGAGGGATTGAAAGTGTATTTGTGTGAACCGCACCATAAAAGCGGGAAAGAAGCTGTACATAATTGCAGAAAGACAAGAGAACTGCTTTGCGAGATCGCACAGAGGGAATATGAAAAGTCACACACACGGAAAGACTGGATGAAGATCAGCAAGAAAAATTATCTGGATCAGCAAGAGTTGATGAAAGAACCGCAAAATGAAAAGCAGAAAGAAGGACATCCAGGATTCCAATTTTTATAGCATCTCCGGCCAAGTGCCGTGAAGATACAACAGCAGGTACGTCACAAAACCTGTCGTAAGCCATTACATTATCTCCCAGATAACTCTGGGAGAGGAAAGGAGCATCATGTTTATTAAGACGAGCATATTTAAGAGAATATTGAAGGATGCATGGAAAGGTGCAGGACTCACTGTAGGAAAGAAAGAGGAAATGTACTTCATACAGGGAGCCTATTGGATATTATTTGTATATGAGAAGGACTTTACAAGCAAGAATAAGGCAGCAGTCATTGAACTTGTGGGGGATCTTCCGGAAGAGGGCGAAGTATACAGAGCCTATGAAAAAGGAGAAAAGCAGTATGAACTAAAAGTAAGGGATGAGTGGGAATACAAGAAATGGTTATCAGCCAGAGACCGGTATGAGGATACAGAAATCAAATACAGGGGAATGGCAGTGTTACAGAATGTAGAGACAAAAGAGATGAGTTACATACCAGATCAAATTCTGGAATTGGTAAGCCTATCCGAAACAGGTGAGTATGAAGACTTTCCGACAGGACCTATGGGAATGGGATATTTCGTCCTGTGGGTAAATGAGACTGGAATGTTATTGACTGTAAAAACACCGGCAGATGAAGAGAGCAATGGCGGGAAGATTTTAAAAGCATTAGCCGGGCTGGAAATGGAGTAGAAGATGGAAGAGAACAACGTAAAGATCACAGGAAAAATCGTAGAGGAACCAACATATTTGCTGACTGCAAGGGGCGGCAGGAAAATTTATACATCGGTTATAGAAATTATGCGGACTAGCGGAGTGCTGGATGTGATACCGATCCAGGTACCGGAAGAACTGGCAGGAGAGATCTGGGATCATGTAGGAGGCAGAATCACGCTCTTTGGAGAATACCGATCATACAATGAAAAGGATGGAGAAAGAAATCATTTGAAATTGTATGTATTTGTAAAAGGAATCAGCGAAGCTGGTGAAGCGGATCAAAACAGAATTGATCTGATTGGATATATCTGTAAACAGCCGCTCTATCGAGAGACACCACTCGGAAAAGAAATCACGGATATTTTAATTGCAGTGAACAGGAAACACAGAAAAAGTGATTATCTCCCGGCAATTTGCTGGTATTCGAACGCAAGGCTGGCAGCAGGGCTTCCAGTCGGAACAAAAGTGAGAGCCATGGGAATGATACAGAGCAGGATTTATGTAAAAGGCGACAGCGAGAGAACAGCTTATGAAGTCTCAATAAGAGAAATGGAAGTGATTGAGTAGTGGAAGGTTACGAGAAATACGCATCCAGGATACAGGAACTTTTATTTGACGGGATGGATGTGCATGAGGTGTGGGTGTACATGAAAGTTATGTTCCAGATTGAGAAAAATGAGATTTGTTTTCGGGCATATCTGGAGAGATCGGGATTGATCTGGTTTGCGGAAGCGGGCAGCAGAAGACAGGTCCAGGTACCGGATCTGCTAGAGACCAAGAGAAAACTGGAAATGAATCGAACGAAAATTTCAAAGCCGCTCTGTAAATATCCGGATTGTTTCCGCTGTGTATATCCGGATTGCACATGTAATGAAGGCCTTACGAAAAAAGGAAATGATGAACTGGTTCGGGAGTTGGCGAAGCGATAGGGGAAAAAGATTAATGGATGAGGAAAACACGGAGAGGAAAAGAAGAAAATAAGCGAAAAATAGAAAGGAGCCAGCCTCCGGCCGGGGCAAGGGTATACCGGGCTTCTGAGAAAATGGATAAAGAGAAAAAAGCAATCGAAAGAATTAAAATGGCAAGTGAAATGAGTCTGCATCACTATGGTAGACCGCTTATTTGCACATACAGCGGAGGAAAAGATAGTGATGTGATGTTAGAGATTTTTAAGCGATCCGGAATCCCGTTTGAAGTGCATAACAGCCATACAACGGCAGATGCGCCACAGACAGTTCGGCATATCCGGAAGGTATTCCGAGAACTGGAACTGCATGGAATTAGGTGCGAAATAGAAAAACCACGCTATAAAGGAAAATTGATTAGCATGTGGAGCTTAATTCCAGAAAAGCTTATCCCGCCGATAAGAATTGTAAGATACTGTTGCTCTACGCTGAAAGAAACTGGATGTGCAAACCGGTATATCGCAACCGGAGTAAGATGGGACGAAAGTACTTCCAGATTGAAAAGGGAAGAGTTTGAAAAGCTCGGACAAACCCAAAAAGAGAAAGAAAAATTTACGAAGATAATGCTGATGGAGGATAACGATGCACGAAGACGGATGAGTGAGCTATGTATGCAGCAGAAAAAAATGATTGTAAATCCTATCATAGATTGGACGCATAGTGATATCTGGGGATATATAAATTCCGAGAAAATAGAGACGTGCGAGCTGTACCAGTGCGGATATGATCGTGTTGGTTGCATCGGATGTCCGATGGCAGGCAAGAAGCGTTACAAAGAGTTTGCAGATTTTCCAAAGTATAAGCAATTGTATATAAATGCTTTCGACAGGATGTTGAAAGAACGTGAACGAAGAGGAAAAGAATGTAAGTGGACGACAGGGGAAGAGGTATTTCTTTGGTGGATGGAAGACGAAAACATACCAGGGCAAATGAGAATGGAAGACTTTATTGCGGAGGAATGACTAATGCCAAAAACAGAAGAAACATGGATGGACGGGATCACAACGGAAATGATGGAGCATATCTGCGACAACCTGTGTAAGTATCCGAACCAGCTAAGCGGAGAGCAACTGGAAGATAAATGCGCAGAGTGCAAGATGGGACGGTTTGTGTGCGATATTTTGAACCAATATAACAATTGCGCAAAGCTGCTGGAGCAGATGCAGGAACTGAAAGAGCGAGATACGGCGAAGAAGCCGAATATAATGGACTACATACTTGGTGACATTAACTTTAAATGCCCTACGTGCAAAAGTGAATATATTTGCGAAAAAGGATATGAACATTTCTACTGCCCGAATTGCGGACAGAAAATAGATTGGAGTGAGGAATAACCATGATGGGAAGATGCAAATTAACAAGTATATGCGGACACGATTATTGCTGCATAGAATGCCCAGAAAACGAAGTGTGCAAAGAGCAGTGTGCAAGAATGGACCGGTATGAGTATTGTGTGGAGTGTCCGGAATATGAGGAGGTGGAGTGATGATTTTATTTTGCCCTGATTTAACGGGAAAAGAAGAGGTAAAAGCAATGCTTATTGGGAATGGAGATTTTGTCAGACCAGTGTTGAATCCGTGTATTAAAGAGAAATGCGTAGCGTACAAGGATGGAAAGTGCCTGAAATACAACAATGAAGTGGAGCGAAAAGATGAGAGAACAAACATTTGAAGATATCCTGTGCATGATTAAAAGATCGTGTAACAAGAATTTCTACAAAGGCACTGATTACGATGGCATGAAACCAGAAATTGTAAGGTGTGCAACAGATATTTACATTGAACAGATGCGACAGAACGGAGGAAAGGAAAATGAGTAAGAGATATAAGTGCAAGAAAACTTTCTGCGTAGATAAATACGACGATGATGGTTTCTTAATCGAAAACGATACAATTGTGATTGAAGAAGGGAAAATTTACGAGCTAGACGAAAGTGGTCACATGATGATTGGTGGTTATGATCATGTTCATCTTGATGCTGTAGATGATGGTTCGTGGTTGGAAATTACAAAAGAGACATTGGAAGAATGGCTTGATTTGTTGGAGGTGGAGTGATGAACGTATTAGAGAAAATCGTGGAAGAAATCGAAAGCATGAAAAATGACGCCTACGAAACTTTGAAAGAAGAAAAGCGAAGATACGGAACAAGCAAAACAGCGGAAGAATTGGAAAGCTATATTTATGGGATGACCCGTGCAATAGATGTCGTAGAGAAATATGCAGATAAGGAGAATGTGGAATGAACGTACTAGAGAAGATTTTAGAGGAAATTGAAGAACGTGTGAACATGGTTAAAAACATTCCAGTCAATGAAGATGATGATTTTCTGGATGGCGAGGAGTGTTATGAAGCCGGAAGAATACAAGGTCGGTATGAAGAGCTGGTATGGTGCAGAAATATGATTCGTTCCCACATGGATGAAGTTCAAAACTGTGGAGATTACAGCCGAAGAAAATGGTATCAAAAAGGATACGAGGACGGAAAGAAAGATAATGACTGGATCCCTTACACAGAACAAAATATGCCTAAGAAAGAAGGTGTATATCTTGCAACGTGTGACGATGAAGAATATCCGGTAAAGAGAATGAGATTTAAAAAAGAGGATGAATATGGTCTCTGGTATGACGATTATGGGATTTATGACGGGATAATATTTGCATGGCAGCCATTTCCAGAACCATACAAGGAGGAATAACATGGACATTTTAATCACAATCGCATTCCTAGCCCTGTATTACATCCTGGGGCTTGGAACAGTGATTGCCCTAAAGACAGGATTGGAAGAGGATGTGGAGCTGGAGTGTGAGGATTATTTAGTAGCGGCATGCTTCCCGATACTGCTTTTTGTGGTGTTTTTGGATTGGATAGTGCGGAGATTATGGAGGTGATACAGATATGAGAGGGACTTTAAAGCACAGACGCGGAAAGAAAGAGATGAAGCAAGACCGTGATGATCATTTTGCTGATCTGGCCGAACATGAACCAACAGAGAATGCCAAAAAGTGGATGCAAAGAGGTGCGTACTCTGTAGAGGATTGCTTAAGAAAATGGGGAGTAGATACGAAAGGGAGTGTTGCCAGTGGACAAGAGAACACTGAAAAAGTACAAACCAAACAAAGATAGACTTATCCGGATTGAGAATCAGATACAAGAACTCTGTGAACGGGAATCGACTGTTGTCATGGGGAAGGTAACGGGATCCAGTGCAGATTTTCCGTACACCGAAGTGAGAACGTCTGTCCAAATGTACGATCCTTACGAAGAAGAGAATATAAGACGGCAGATCAGGAGAAAAGAATCAGACAGACTGCGGATCCTGAAAGAGCAAGAAGAAGTCGAAGACTACATAAATGGGATTGATGATCCGGAGATTAAAGAGATATTTGAGTTGCACTATCTTGAGGGGAAGAAGCAGAGTGAAGTTGCGGAGATAGTGAATATTGATAGAAGTTACGTGTCGAAAAAAATAAGTGACTATCTTAAACTTTCACACTTTTCACAAAAATAGTATGCTATAATTATTCTAGAACGATTGTGTATTGTTCTAAAATAATCTTTCCAAACATTCGGAACACCGCCGGACTTTCCCCCTTTCTTGTCTGGCGGTGTTTTTATGCGGAGTATAGTATCAATGGTAGATGCACAGGGTCGCGACCTGCGTTCCCGGTTCGATTCCGGATACTCCGCTTAGCAGTACAAGGATACGGGTTAAGCAGCTGTAGCTCGTTTCTGGAGTGCACACAGGACTTGTATTGCATGGTACCAAACGCAGATATCCGCAGATCTGCAAAACAAACAAAAATAGATTCAGCAATCTATATTTAGTGTAATCAGCGTGCCTGAGTGCGGATAGGGTAAAGGATGTCGATAAAGGGCATCCTGATCGGACATAACTCAATCGGTCAGAGCGGCAGCCTTATAAGCTGTGTGTCACGGGTTCGATTCCCGTTGTCCGGATTGTAGACTATTGCAAGTTTCCTCCTTGTGTTATAGAATCCAGTAAAGTTGCCAAGTTACGTATTTCATTTTTGCGGTAGTCCTATAAATATTCAAAACCTCAGAGAAAAGTGTTGACATATGGTTAACCATATTGTATTATATACTTGTAAGGAGGTGAGATACAGATGAGCAAGAAACGAAAGAAAAAGAAAAACTCCATAGATTGGATTGAAGTGCTGGTTCAAACAATCGTAGGAGTTGTTTCTGGAGTGATAGCCGGAGTTATTACATGGCTTATCACAAAATAGTAAGATACAGGAGAGGCGGAAAAGCCTCTCTTGTATAAATAATATAGCACATAGGCTCATCTGTGTAAAGCTATGAGAATAGAAGTGATAGTAGCAATTGTTGCGGCTGTGACAGCAGGATTGATAGCAGGAAAATTATATCGTAAGTGGAGGGATGAACATGCCGGTAGGTAGCCCAAAACCTCAAACGATTGCATCGGAGAAGTATCAAAAGAAAGCAGGATGGATGACAAAGGGTTTCAAGATAAAGCGAGAGTTAGCGGATGAATTTGCAGAAGCATGTGAAACCGCAGGAGTCAGTCAGGCTTCAAAGATCAGCGAACTTATGAAAGGATTCATAGAGGAAGTGAATAGTGAGAAATAG